AAGCTGCGCTATCTCGTTGCGGTTCTTTTGCACCTGAGGAGGAAGCAGGTTGCCCTTGGAGTCAACCAGCACTTTGGAGACGGCGTCCTCTAACCCGCCGAGGGATATATTACCCCACGGGGTATTCGCGCCCTGTGATACAACCGTGACAATAGCATTCACCACGCCCGGGTCGGTCAGCACACCAACAGCCTCGGGGGTGTCTTTGGTGAGCTGCACCACCCTGTCCGCAGAACGAATCCTATCGGCGTTTGCGTAGGGGTCGGTGGACTGCTTAAACCCTGAGTACGCCATCGTGGCGTCCTTAGCGGTTCCCACCTCGGCCTCTCTGGCTCCTGCGGTTTCCGCCTCAATTTGCCCCAATGTCTTGACCGGCGGCTTCACTGGCGCTGTAGGTGTTATTACTGGCGCTGTAGGTGTTATTACTGGCGCTGTAGGTGCTGCGGCCGCTGAAGGAACGTCGGGCATCTGAACCTTGCCCAGCATGCCTTCCTTGTTTTGGTTCTCTAAATAGTCAACAACCATCCGATCCGCCTTCGGGAGCGACTTGTAGGGAATTGTTTTATCTCCCGGCGCGGGCGGCGGCGCGGGCGTTCGGTTGTCACTAGGGCCCGCGAGGGTAACCGTCGGGCGGTTGACATCTGGCTCCCGCGGCGCAACGGGCGCCGCAACGGGCGCAGGCGCAGCAACGGGCGCGGGTGCCGGCCGGTTGCGGCTCAGTTGTTCGGCGGTCATGCCGGGGACGTTAAATGGCTCGCCCTGTGCGTTGACATCAAGACGTGGCTTCATCGCCTCTTTGAGGTACTCACGACGAATTGCCTCCGCAGTTTCGGGCTGGGTGCTTTCTATTTTATCCGCGTAAGCAAGCATCTTCATTGGGTCGGGCCGCTTCAGGTATTCTTCCCGAATTATTTTATTTGCGGCCTCGCTCTGCCCCGTTGCGTACAGGCGCCTGACCTGATCCTGTAAAGGCTGCGGCAGGCCGGCTATCTGTGTCTGCGCCCTCGACATGCCGGGTGCCCCAGCCACGCCGGGTGCCCCAGCCACGCCGGGTGCCCCAGCTTCCCCCTGCGGGGTGTTCCAGTAGGCGGCGTCCTGCTTGGCCGCCTCGGCGGCTGCGCGCTGCTGCGCCAGCTGCATGCGCATGTTGTAGATGTCGGTGGTCTGCTCCTCGCGCGCCTTACCGCGCAGGGCGAGACCCTCCGTGGGTCCCTGCACGCCCCCGCCAGTCCACGCCGCGGCGTCCTTGAGCCGCTCGAGGAAGCTCGACTTCTGTGCCTCCTTCTCGTCGATCAGGCGCTGCATGTTCTCGAGGATGGAGGCACCCGCCGCGGTGTCGAGGTGCTGCGTCCCCGCGAGGGTGGGCGAGAGGAACTTACTCTTCGCCGCTGCGGGCTTGACGGCGACCGTCGCCCCCGTGGTGTCTACGGAGTCTAAGGCGCCAGCTACTGTGTCTGCCATTATCTATTTTCCTTGGTGCGTGTCATTGCGTCGCGTGGCTATTCGCCGTACGTGCTGTCCCACGGATTGCCATAATCTATGTTGGGGTTTAAGCCACTGGGGTCGCTAGTACCTGTGTCGGGGTTTAAGCCACCATACACAGACGCGCTCGAACCATCTGAGTACACAAAGTCGCCGTTTGAGTCTCTGAAGATGGGTACGCCCGTGGCATTGATCCCTACTGCCGAACCGTAGTCGGGGTGCGTTGTAGTGCTGGAGCCACCTGCGCCGGTTCCGTACGAACTGTCTGTGTAGACCTTCCCGTCGGTGCCAAGGTACTGCCCAGTCCCCGGTGTTGTTGCACCCGGCACAACCTGATCCCCCGCAACAGGGTCTATTGGCATAGAGTTGCCACCACCTGAGCCAGTACCAAAACCAAGTTTGTCCATCAAGCCCTTCAGCGGACCAATGCCCTGCGTGGCGGCCTTGAAGTTTGCGTCCCCCGGCTTCCCAATTTGAGGGGTGCCGTAGATGGAGTCCATTATGTTGCCGCCCCCGCCGACCATCGAGAGCAGTGAACCAACTTGGCTGAGGGGCGCGAGCTCGGTCGACTTGGTCGTTATCGTGCCCGGCTTCGCCGCGTTGAGGACGTTGGCCACGTTCGAGAGCTGCGTGGTCGGGAAGTTCGCGGTGTCAAGCGCGGCCTTGACGCCCTGACCACCCAGCGTCCCTAGGCCGCTCGCGGCGACCGCGCCGGTCTGCTGCGCCTGAAGTGCCTCCGCCATCTGCTTCTGGAAGAGGTCGGCCAGCGCGGCGGACTTGGCCCTCTGCACGCCGTACCGCTGCTGGGAGCCACCGAACCCGCCCGAGCTGACACCACTCGCCTCGGCGGGCGCCGTGATGTCGGGCATGATCCGATTAAGCAAACCCTCCTGCGCGGAGAAGAGCCCACCCAGCGGGGTGCTGACGTTCGGTGTGACGGTCTGCACCCCCGAGGCGTCGGTGGCGACGTTCCACGGGTTCGCGGCGCCGGTGGCGATTAGATTGAGCGTGCTCGCGCCGGAGGTGAAGGGGTTGGTCGCGCCCGGCGCAAAAGTGTTCGCGGCAAAATTCTGCGCCGCGCTGGGTGCCTGCGCCTGAGCCAGCGAGGCGTTGACGACGCCCTGCTGCGCTGTGTCGTACCACTTGGGCAGCGTCAGTGCGGAGGTCTCCGTGTTGGAGAGTATGCTATTGAGTCCGGCCATTATGTTCCCACCTTTTGTTGTGCCGAGGCCAGATAGGCCAGCGGTCCCTTGCTGTCGGGCGGTAGCTGCCTGCTGTCCGCCGCCCTCTTATGTTTGCGTATCACCGCCAAGAACTCGTCCAGCACCTTGGCACCCGAGTCGTTGTCCCCGTCACCCAGACCCGAGACCACGTCCGCGGGGATAACAAACTCACCCGTGGCCAGCATCGCGGGGATGCTATCGCTGGTGCCCGTCCCGCCGCCCTTGACGTAGTGGTGCATCATACCGCCCTCGGAGAAGAACTCCGGGTTGTGACCCTCTGGGGAGTCGTGACCCTCCGGCGCGGCGCTCTGCTCCACTGGGTCTTGGTACTGCATATCATCCGGTGCCGTGACGTCCCCACCCTCGGCGTACTCAGGGGAGTAGAAGGAGAGGGGCGCCTGTGGCCCAAACATAGCGGATGCCGTCTGCGTCGCCGCCGGGGTCGTGGTGGTGGGAAGTGGGTCGTCCCAAGGGTATTTCACTTTTATTTGCTCTCCGCCAAATGGAAGCTGCTCTAGGTCAAAGGCCGGCGCTGTCGCGGTTAATGGTGCGGCCGCGTCCGGCGATGAAGTTGTCGGCACCTGTGAAGATGTGCCGACGTTTTGTTGTGCGGTCGGTAGCGCGCCGAGCCCCCGAGTTGCCCCGGCACCTGTTGCCCCGGGCCCGCTCGTGGCGCGGTTGTACATGCTCTTGGCAAACTTCATCAGTGGGGAGCCGGACATAACCTCCGAGGGGGTCACGCCGTACTGCTTGTAGACGGTGTCAAGCTCGGCCTGCGTCAGTGTCTCACCGGCGTCGGCCCTAGCCACGAGCTCCTGTATGCTGTCCTGCTTGGCCTGATCCGCCAGCTGGGTCAGGTACGAGTTCTGCGAGGCCGCGTCCGCCGTGGCGGGGTCCATGGTCTGCCACGACGCGGCGCTCTGGTCTACGACCTTCCCGGAGGGGTCGAGCGTGGTCGAGGAGCCGTTGACGTACTTGATGACGGTGTTCCCCGCGCTGTCCACCGCGGCGTCCACGACGCCCATCCCGGTGTTGACCGCCGCCGAGGTGGCGTAGTTCTCCGCGAACTTAGCCAAGTCCGGTTTCTGCCCCTTCAGCACTGCGTTGGCACTAAAGCGCGCCGTTGCCGCAGCGGCGTCTGTCAGTGGGGAGGGCAGGTCGGTGCCCATCAACTCCTTCAGGTACCCGGTGCCCTTCCCGGTCACCATGTCAATGGCGAAGTCGCTGATGCTCGGGGCCTGACCCTTAATTACAGATTGCGTCGTGTAGTTCGCCAGCGCCCCGGAGAGTTTAGCAATGTCTGCGGGTGCCACGGAGGATGCGAGGTCGCCCATCTCAGCGCCCGCGGCGCTGGTGAGGACGTTCTTTATCGAGTCCTCCAGCGACCGCCCCGAGAGACCCGACTTAATCAGTGAGCTGACGGAGTTGTTGACGAGTGGGTTGTTGAGCCACTGCACAAGTTCCGTGGGCGCGCCGACGGCGTTAGCGAACGATGAGAGCATTGTCTGTGTGGCGGCGTCCCCAGCACTCGTTGCGATGAGCCCCGTGCCGGCGTCTACCAACTCAGGCAACGAGTCCAGCACCGCTTGGCTGATCCCGTCCCCCATCAGTTCGCTGCCGACCCCATCAAGCGCAAAATCTCCCGCGCCATCGAGCGCGACGTCCCCCATCAGTTCGCCGCCAGCTCCCTCCGTGGCAAACTCCTCGAGCGCGACATCCAAGGCGGCATCCTCGGCCAACGAGGCCCCCATGGTATAGTACGCCGCCACGACCATGGCGATGGGCTTGATGTTGTCCCCAACAAATTCGACGACATCCCCCGCGGCGTCTAATACCGAACCGGCGACGTCACCAACGGCTTCCACAACACCCCCGACGACATCGGAGACAGCACTGACTACCGCGCTCACTGGTCACCTCCGCGAGCAACACCGAGCACCAACGTAACTTGGTACCCACCATCGGATGTGCGTTGCACGGCGTACCCCGTGTTAGGGGGCTTGTCCCGGCCAATCGTTTTAAATATATTCAAAATTGTGGGGTCACTGAATTGGGTGATGATTACGTCGAACCCCTCCTCGTAGGCGTCCTGTATAAAAACGCGGGAGTTGTGTATATAATTCTGCGCGGTGTCTGCGTTGAGGGCGCGGAACATGCCGTACCGGGGTTTATTGCTTTTGTGCACAATGAATATGGTGTTGCCAACGCGCAGCCTCCACGCGCTGGGGAGCGCAAACTCCTTCTCCAGCGTCTTCTTTATTACCTCGATGGGGAACTCGGACTTAGTCTCCTCCGCAGCAATCTCCATGATCTGCGCGGGGCTGAGTCTTTTTTGTTTGCTGTCGACAACCATCTACAGTGCCCTAAATATGGCCGAGGAGTAGACGTTACCCATTCCCGCGGCCAGCGAGAGAATTAGCCCGTCCCGAACAGGGGCGTCCTTTGATAGAAACTTTTCATCGTCCTCGGTGCGGTTAAGTATCCCCGGTATGATTCCACGCCGCATGTCATCTAACAGCAGCCCGGTCTCCATCAGTCCGCTGGCTGCCAGTGTGTGCCCAATTTTAGGTTTGTACGAGGTGGCCACAAAGTCATCAAAGATGGAAGTTATCGCGGCCTTTTCGGACGTGTTGTTCGTTGCGGTTCCGGTGCCGTGAGTCTTGATTATTTTAATCTGGTCTGGTGTAACCTTGGCGTAGTGCATACAGCCCTCGATGGACTTGCGGTACCCCTCCCCATCGGGGCGCTGCCCCAGTGGATTTGTGCAGTCCTCCGCGGAGGTGTAGGCACCAACTAATTCAGCCTCGGGGGACGTGGTCAACGCAGACTCTTTCTCAAACACCCCCAGCACCGCGCCCTGACCTATATTAAAACCCGCGTTCACTGAGTCAAACGCGGAGGGCTTAACCTTACCCTCATCCTTAAAAAGAAGGCTCGCCTTAGCTTGACCAAAAAACTCTAGCGTTGAGTTGTTCACGGCGTCCTCCATCCCAAGAACTATAATTCGATCAAACCCATAGTTATTTATCAGGTTCTGCACCTCCATTAAAACCTTGAGGCTGGAGGCGCACGCGCTTGCGTCAGTTGATACGTAATCTTTTACCGCAAAAATCTTGGAGGCCGTTGTGCCTGCATATATATTTGTCAAACAAACCATGGGGAGCTTGAACTGATAGCTGAGTCGGGAGTCCTCTATTAACTTAGCTCCGGTAACCCCGGCCCACCCCTGCGAACCCGCGGCCAGTATAAATCCAGTTTTTCCTTTTACTGGGTTGTTTAGGACGTGATCTACGACAGCCTGATCCACAACCTTTTTAGCCAAGGTGTGCGGCACATACGAGTAGCCACGCTTAACATCATTGTACGTTTCAGGGAACAGATGTACCCTTTGCGGATAAACATGGTCTTCAATGACCTCGGTGTGTGATGTACAGGCCGTGCGGTAGTGCGTTAAATAAATTTTATCCGACATACGAGATAGCCTCCTCAATTGTCTGAGGGTCCCGCGTCTTGTGTAGTGCTACAAAATCTTTAATATCCCGGACTGTCTTGGGCTCTAGCTGTTTCGCAATCTGCTCCGGGATGTTGTATATATCGGCCAGATAAACAAAAAGCATGATGTAATCCAGACTGTCGAGCTCCAAATCGGACAGCCTGTCCAGCTCCCCCGTCGCGTAGATATTGCACTTCCTGCTCTTGCCGGTCTTAACAATGGTGGCAATCTGGTTAAAAAGTTCTACAAAATCCATCTGGCGGCCTCGTTAGTCTGCTTATCTATATCTACTTATACAGAAAAACAGCGTTATCCGCCCTACTGTGTGTCGCCATTTACGACGGTAATGAACTGCCTCGCCCACTCCCGCCAGTCCTCAAAGGGCGCGGGGTCTATGCCCCCGTACACCGCGAAGGTCGGGAGCAGAACCACCCCGCTCGCCAGCTGCCTCCAGTCAACCTCCTCCACGTACGGGAGGGGCTCCTCACCGAAGTAGTGCAGCATGTTGCCGTTCCAATCTGACCACGACATGCCCTCGGGGAGGAATGGTATGGCCTGCCGTATCGTCACGGACGGGTGTCCCCGAACTCGGCGGTTATGAGGACGCGACCCATCTCGAAGTCGCCCCCGATGGTGTTGGACTCAAACTTCAGCCGCGTCTCGCGGTGCTCGATCCTGAGGTCGACCTTGCCATCATCCGGCCCGAAGGTGAAGGGGCCGTCCGACTCCAAGTCGCCCCGTGCGAACTTCTTGCCCAGCACGGTCAGGGTCATGTCCCCGGTCTGCACGAAGTCGGGCTCGACGCGGGTCAGGTGCAACCTGCGGTTGACGCCCGTGGGGGTGTCACTGGAGGGGGTGCCCCCCACCCAGCTGATGTCGCAGGTGGTGTAGTTGGAGAGTACCGCAAGCTCCCCCTGATCCGAGAGCTGGTCCGTGCCGAACTCCTGCTGCCAGACGCTGTACCCGTTGAGGATGAAGAAGGCGCTGTCGCCGACCGACGGGGCTGGGGAGAAGTTGCTCGTCGCGGTGACAAGTGTCACCCCGCCCGTGGCCTGACTCAGGACATTGAAGGTGAACGCGCTGCTCTGCACGACGTAGGTGGTGGAGCCGCTGACGTTGCTGAAGGACATCCTGTCCCCGGGGGCAAACTCTACGCTCTGATTCCCCTCAAGGTAGATTTGAGCCGCCGTCGGTGCCGCGTAGGTCAGGAGGCCCGCGATGGCCGTCCCCGGGGCGACGGTCTGGGAGGCGCTGACGATGTACGTCCCCGCGCCGCCCGTGCCGCTGCCGAGGGTGGTGACCGTGGTGCCCGCCGTGACGCCGGTACCGGTCAGCACCATGCCAATCTTTACGCCACTCCCCGATGCGACGGTGAGTGTCGTCCCCGTGATGCCCCCGATGACACTTGTCGTGGTGTAGGAGCCCGCGGGCGTCGCGGCCACGACGTGGGGCGCGCCGAAGACCCACTCGTAGTCCCACCCGCACCAGATGGGGCTGGGGAAAATCTCGGTGGTGTATCCACACGAGCGGCGGGAGCCGATCGCGCTCCCGGCGTCGTACCAGATTTTGTCCTTGACGTTGTAGATGATCGCGTCGGAGCACTCGGTCTCCGTGCCGCGGGGATAAAAAAACCAAATCTCGTTAAAGCGTGGGACCTTGGTCGCCCAGACCTTCTGGCGCTGCTCAAAGTTAAGGTTGTCGAAGAGCCAGTTTATGTTCTTATCGTTTGGCACAACCTGCACCGACCCATTGTAGGAGTAGAATCGGTCCACGCCCATCCAGTAGTACACGCCGTCCATCTCCACCACGGAGTTCGAGGACATGATAGAGATTTGGCTGGAAATAATATCGTAGCGCCAGTAGATCGGCGCCGCGTTGACGAAGGAGACACGTATGAGGCTGTCCGTGGCCCAGAAGAGCCCCGAGGGGGACTGCGTGCCGCCCCGCACGGGGACGCCCTTCACGATCTTGCTGGAGGCCATGTTGACCTTATTCGCGAGGGCGCCGTTCCAGTCCGTCAGCACCTGATTCGCGTAGGTGCTGTCGACGTTGTTGTTGGCGATGTACCCGTTGGAGCCGTACACGAAGATGAAGGGGTACAGCACGCACACCCCGCCGTCGACGGAGATGGGGTCCCCCGTGGGGGCGCTCCCGCCCGTGTCAAAGAGACCCGCGAACGTCCAGACCTGACCCGCACCGGGGAGGGTGTCCCCGACGAGTACCTGCGTCGCGACGCCGTTGTCGATGTTGGCAAGGTTCTGCCCCGGGTGCGTCAGCACCTTCAACGCCCCGCCGTTCGGCTCGTACTGCAGGTCAAACTGCCAGAGGTTGTTGGCGTTGGCCGCGAAGTTGCTCAGTGCGGCGACGTAGGGCCCCGCCCCGATGCCCACGTTGGTGCTGGTCGTGAAGACGTCGAGGCCGTCGCTGTTGCCAATAAAAATGTAGTTCACCCCGTTGTAGGGGTTCGTGACCATGCCGCGCGGGATGCCGTTGGGCGTCCTGAACATCTGACGGTAGCCACCCATCTTCTTGGGCACGCCACGCTGGAACCTCGTCCACGTGCCGTCGCTGAACTCGCGCGCCTCGAAGACCGTCCCGTCCCGCTTTATGCCCGGCTGTACGCCGAGGGTGTAGATCAGCGGCTGCTGAGTCTCCGCCACTAAAACGTACCGCCGCCGATGAGGCCCGCGTTAAACGTGGCCACCGTGCTTATCTGCGGGGAGAGTGGGTTGCTGTTGTCGATGGTCATCATGTTGACCCCGCCGGCTGTCAGCCCAAGCTGCGCACTCGAGGCGAGGTACATCCCCGTCGTGGTGTCGTTGATGAAGGAGAAGGAGGGCGCGCCGGCGGAGCCGTCCGTTACAAAGTAGGTCGCTGTCCCCGACTGCGTCAGGATGTACAGGAAGTTGCCGTCGCTCAGGACCACCGCCGTCGTGTTGGACAGCAGCGATATGGGTGCCTGCGAGCTGCCCGAGACTTGGAACGTGACGTCGTACCCGTTCTGGTTTGTGGCGTTTGAGAGGATGTAAATCTGCGTGATGGCGGGCAGCGTCACGTCGAGGTCCACCGCGCGCGTCCCGGCCAAGGCCACGTAGGTCTGGATGATGGGCGCGAAGCTGACGAGGCTTAGTGTGGTGCCGGGGATGCTGTCGACGTCGTAGGTGGCCGCCGTGAAGGTTGCGCTGGTGGGGTTCGCGAGGCCGACGGTGTAGAAGTCCCCGTTGACGTAGTCGAACACGACCATGCCCGAGTCGCCCGGGTTGAAGGTCACCGTAACGGAGCCGTTCAGTGTCGAGGTGCCCTGAGGCACCATCGAGATAGCGCCCGAGCCGCTGTTGCGGAAGAGGATGTACCACCCCGGGGTGATGCTCGCCGCCGTGGGGAGTGTGATGGTGTCCGCCCCGCCCGTCCAGATGTAACTGAGCGCACGGCTGGCGTTGTTTATCGTCGGCGCCACGGAGGTGGTCACGATGCCGTAGGAGGTCGCCAGCTTTCCGCTCGACGTGGTGAGCCCGCTCCCGGCCAAGGAGGCCGCGTCCGCCGCGGAGGTGCCCGTGCCGTAGGTGAAGTTGTGCCAGACACCCGCGCTGGTGCTGTTGTCGACGAGGTAGAAGTACCGCGCGTCACCGGCGGCGAGTGTCACCGAGTTGGCGTTGTCCTTGTCCTGAATGATGAGGGTGTAGGCGCTGACGTTGCGGAAGAGTATGTCCGTCCCGACGGAGCCCTGATCGCCGTAGGGCAGCGTTATAATTAGCTCGTCGACGCTCTGGTCGCAGTCGATGATGCGCGCCGCGGCCGTGTCCACCCCGCCCGGTGCGACGTACGCGGGCCACGTCAGGGAGACGTCCGCGCTAAATGACAGGCTGAGGTAGCTTACGTCTGTTGGCTGGACGACGTCCCCCGTGAAGGGGGATGTGAATGTGGTCATCTTTACGGCTCCTGAATGCTGGTGTTGCGGTCTATGCCGCGGCTTGCGTTCTCGCCCTTGAGCGCGGCCATGGAGGTGTCGTAGTACTGCTTCCAGACGCCGATCTTGTCCAGCGACTTCAGGAAGCCCTGAGCCTGCAGAAGGGTGCCAAAGAGCAGCGCCTGCGGCGCCTCCCGCGTGATGAGGTTCTCTTGGTTCTCCGCGTCGAGGGGCTGTATGCGGCTGTAGTAGGTCGCCTGCACCGTGTACGCTAGGTCGGGTATGGGGGCGAATGACCAGTGGTTGTAGTCGTAGTCCGCGTAGTAGATCGGCTGACCCTCGGGTGTCTCGCCCTGATACATCGCGACGTAGTCCTGCGATCGGTGTAACACAGGGGCTCCGTTGATGCTCATGGAGACGGTCTTCCTCCAGCGCGCGGGCTTCACCAGCGTGGCGCCCTGCGTCCCGGCTATGAGCGTCGTGTTGACGGGGGAGAGCTCCCAGAGGGTCTTGACCTGAGAGGCTATCTCCTGCTCCGCCAGCATGATGAGTCGCGGTATCTGGTCGAGGAAGGAGGCGTCGTTCCGCTCCGAGTAAGTTATAACGTCCGTGACCAGACTGTCATACGTCATTGCCTGTGCGGCCATGGCTACCTCGTGTAGTACGAAATGTTAGGTGTCAGGTAGATCGGGGACTTGTCGCGCTCCTCGTCCTCGGCCTGACGCAGCCACTCCTTGGCCTGACCCTCGAGGTACGTGATGCGGGCAAGGTCTACCCCGGGCACCTGCAAAGACACCTTGTGGGAGAGCTGGGCTTGTATGGCGGCGAGCCACCTGTTGGGCATGTAGAGGCTGTCCGTGAGCGTCCCGACGTCCTGCAGCTCGGTCTCTATGACAAGCTGGAATACTTGGAAGTCGTTGTCGGGGATTGGCCAGAGGTACATCTGTGGCACGATCTGGCGGTCCATCCAGTACTGCAGGGAGCGTTGGCTCGTGAACTGCTTGTTGGGTAGGTTCCAGTAGTCGTCCCGGTTCAGCCGCGCCAATGGGATGTCCTGCTGCGTGTAGGAGAACGAAATCTGGCGCAGTGAGAACGTGGTGGCGACCGTCTCACGGAGGCGGTAGTAGATGTGCTCGGGGGTGGGGTCGACCTGAAAGTAGTACCACTCCCTGTCCGCAAGGGTGACCGCTGGGAGTGTCTGTCGCACCACCCACGTCACACCGTCCTCGCTGGTCTCAAATACGAAGTTGTACGTCGCCGCGCCGTAGGAGTTAAAGCCCGCCTGAATGATCCTCTGCCCCGCGCTGTACGATGCGCCGAACCAGTTGTTTGGTGCGGCGGCGGAGGTGGCGAAGTTGTCGAGGGTCTGACTAAAAAGATTTATTGCGTTGACGTTGGTTGTGGGCAGCGCGGAGCTGATCTGGGGCGTGATGATGTAGCGCCAGTTCGCCTCACGGACGTCTATCGTGCCCTCGGGGAGTGTCAGGACGGACTGGTTGGTCTGCGTCCCCAAGAGGATGCTCTTCAGCATCCAGAGGTTCACGCCACGGTTGGAGGCGTTCTGGAGTATGTAGAAGAGTGCCTGACGCGCCCCGTTGACGTACTGGGGTGTCTGCTCCTCCGCGGCCTTCCCAGACTCACGGAATGCGAACTCGATGAGCTGCGCGACCGTTATCTTGGTCTGGTTAATTGTCCCCGAGTACGACATCTTTTATCGACCCCTTCCAGCGGCTTTTCTTTCCGGCAGCTTCCCCTTGGCGGGGCCAGCTTTGACAAATTCCTTGCCGACCTTTTGCTTGATCCCAATTTTCTTGGCAAACTCCGGGGAGTGCGCAACGCCCTGCATCAGGCGCTGCTGTGCCTTAGACTGGATGGGCATGTTAAAACCCGGGGCGGTAGGGGCTGATAAGACCCTGCTGCTGGGGCTGCATCGCGCCGGGTGCTGGTGTCATGCCCGGCTGGGGTATGACACCCGTGGCCGCCGCGCCCATGCCGCCGGAGGGCTGCGCGGGTCCCATGCCTCCCATGGGGATCGCGCCGCCGTCGGCGTACCCCGGGTAGGACGGGGGCATCGGCATCGGGGGGCGCTGCGGGGTCATGGGGGAGGGCGCGGCGGGTGCGCCCGAGCCGAGCCGTTTCCTTGCCATCAACTTGGTGAGGATCGCGCGCTCCGCGGGGGAGATGGCACCTATGCCGGACATGCCGTTGTTGGCGTCCTGCGAGTCGGGGTAGGTCATTGCTTTGCCGTAGGCGCCGCTCGAGGCGCGCTGCTGCTGTGCGTCCTGCACCTGCTGCATCATCTCGGGGGTCATGCTGCCGCCATCGGCGAATGAGGGCGTCTCCTTGCCCTTGACCGCGGCCTTGGAGGGGGCGTCGGCCTTCTTGTCGCCCGTGGGCTTGACCTTGGTCATCCCGCCGGCCTTGAGCTTCACCGCCGCGGAGGGGGCGTCGGCCTTCTTGTCGCCCGTGGGCTTGACCTTGACCATCCCGCCGTCCTTGAACTTCATCGCCGCCGAGGGGGCGCAGGCCTTCTTGTCGCCCGTGGGCTTGACCTTGGTCATCCCGCCGTCCTTGAACATGCTGACGGTGCCCTTCTCCTTCTTGGCGCGGCCACCCCGGCGGAGCTTGGAGAGGTCTGTCTTCGAGCCCTCGTGCTCCTGCTTGTCGTGCATCGAGAAGGCCTTCTTGACGATCTTCTTGTCCTGAGCCACGTCCTGCGAACCCTCGGAGGTCTCGCTGTGGCGGCTCTTGTAGACAGCCCCACCCTCCTTGTAGCACTTAATGTCGGACTTCATCTTCGGAAGAGCGTTAAATTCTTTCATGGTAACCTCGAGGTTAGTGTTTGTCGGATCGCGGAGTGGCCTACTCCTATAACCACTTATGCAAAAAACGGGGTGTTTTCGCCCCTACTTAGCAAGAAAGAGCGCCACCTCCCGGTGCCGGCGCTTAGTCAGCGCCTTGGGCTTGACCCACCCAAGGAACGCCCTCCCGGCGCCCGCCTCGTCCCCCAGATTCATCCTGCGGACGACCTCGGAGCCCTTGAACCTGTCCTCCCCGATGTTGAAGCACAGGGAGGCCATGGCGTCAAACTGGTTCTGGGTGTACGGCACCCAGAGGGCGTCCGATATGGCCAGCTCGCACTTGGCCAAGTCGTACAGGAACATCTCGAGCACCTCGGGGTCGCTCAGGACGGCCCTCAGGAGCCTCCGCTCCCCCTTCCTGATGTGGTGCCCCACCCCAATCGTCCAGTTGCCCTGTATGTCCCTGTAGGCGCTGTTTCGGAAGCCCTCGAGGCGGGTTATGAACTCTACGGTTGTGGGCTGTATGCCGGCCCTAGTTGGTGGCTCCTCCACGGGTTCCGTGGAGCCGATGAACATCGAGGACAGCACAAATCCAATGATGAGTACAGTTAGACCGGGCTTGAGCACGGGCACCTCCCATGTAACTTACACCCAACACTAATACAAAATTAGCGCCGGGAGTCAATCACCTTTGAGGGATGTTGCCCCCGACGGGGTTCTTGGCGCCGACTGGTGCCGCGGTGCCCACCAGCGTCCCCGGGGGGATGGTGGTGGCCGTCCACGGGCTCTCGTTCATGGGGCCGAGGCAATCCGCGAGCGTCACCCCGTTGACCTTCTTGTCGCGCTTGCGGCACAGCATGGACCACTGGTTGGCCATCCCACCCCCCGGCGCTATTGTGGTGGTGAAGGTGCGGATCACGGCCGGCTTGACGGCCCACGTGGGGGCCTGCGGGTAGCTCGTCTCGGTGGAGAAGAGGCTCCAGACGAACCCGGCGGGTGCCTTGCAGGAGTTAAACATCAGGCTCATGTCCGCGAAGGCACTCCCGTTCAGCACGGGGCACACGGAGATGCCCTCCCGGAAGGCGGTGCCTTTCACGGTGATGGAATTCCCTGTCGGGGCGGTGGGGCTGGCGGCGCACAGGGCGTACTCGCCCTTGCATATCTTGAGGCTGAGTGGGTCCGCGATGGAGAGCTGTGAGGCCAGCGTCAGGAGGGCAAACAGAATAATCTTAGGCATATTTCCTCGTTCCGGTTTTGTCAATAATTAGTACGCTTCGTCTCGGCGCGTCACTCAGGGTGTTTGGCACCGAGATATGGGTCCAGCTGTCAAACTCGCGTATGACTTGATCGAAGGGGAGGTTGGACTGAGTCACGCGCCGCACCACCTCGTCCGGGGTCATGCCGGGCACGCGGAGGTCCGCGGCGCAGCCCAGCCTGTGCTGGCTGGTGTCCTTGGAGCCCACCGCGTCATTGACGGCCTTGGAACGGTAGGCGGAGTTTATTACGACTGCCCCGCCCCCGAGGAGGTTCTTGAGCGACTCCAGCAGTGCGGCGAGGCGCCTGAGGTTGATTAGCGCCCGGTCGTCGGGGGTGTTGTCGAGGGCGCGGTGGTCGGTGCGGGTCAGCTCGGCGTAGCTGAAGTGCTCACTTAGCTGCATTACCGATTCCCTTCTGCGCCTTTGACTTTCTCCACTGTTCTGTACGCGCCAAGACCAAGCATTCCGAACAAGACCGTCATCAGCGTGTCCATCTCCAACGAGGGCGGTAACGTCCAGCCAAATAGGTTTTGCATTACCCAGCCTAGTATCGGTCGTGCAATCACTTGGTAAAACAGACCACCCGCACAAGTCCAGCCAACCGCAGGACGCCACCCAGAAATGAACCAATTAGGATTAGCGGCCTCCACAGCATTTACGCCAATTTGAGCCTTGGCAAGGTCGGTGGTTGAAGCAAGTTTTGCAAGTTCCCCGTTTTGCTCCATACGAGCAAGTTCTAGAGTGGCGGCAGCTTTAGCTACAGGATCAGGAAAAAACCGATCAATCAGCCCCTTACCTAAATCAAACAATCCAGATAAGAGCAGCGGGTTCATTACCTGTCGGCCTTCTGTTCCAGCTTCTCGAATATCTTAGCCAGCATTGCTTTGATGTCCCGAATATCCTCCCGGTAATCATCACGCGCAACGTACTCTTTAGGAAGGTCTTCACGCAGCTTCGCTAGGTCGGCCTTCAGTTCCTTAACCGCAGACCAGAGTTCACGCGCAAACCATCCGAGAACTACAAAACCGCCACCAATGAGCGCGTTAATCAGGTCTTGGTTGTTCATGCCATTTCAACCCAAGCCAAGGTTTCCTCATTCCATGTGTAGCGTTTGTCATCTACAGGCATAGGAGTCGGCGCAGTCCACTGGCAAGTCTCTTCGACTAAAGTCCAGCTTGGGAAAGGTTTAGGCGGGATAAACGCATCGCGTCCAGCATCAAAGGTAAATCCGATACCGGCGTAATTCTTACGTTTATTCCCGTTGTAGGAAGTCTGCTTCCACTCCCCGCCCAATAGCCGCTCACAGAACGCAGCGCCAAGGTACTCTTTCTCAACGCCTTGAGAGTCAGCCGTGTCCGTGTTCGATACGACAATGACCTGAGTGACTACACCGTTTTCTACTTTAGCAAAATGTGCCATGTTTATCCCTTTACCATGTGATTATTACGATACCTGAACCGCCAGCGCCGCCACCGCTGTAATAGGCATGAGCAGTACCACCGCCACCACCGCCCGTATTTGCAGTCCCCGCAGTTGCTGCACCACTAACCGCCCCAGCACCGCCGCCGCCAGCACCGCCAGTACCAGCAGTACCAGAACCAGAAGCGCCACCGCCTCCGCCCCCGCCATAGGTGACTGAGGAACCAGAAAGACTGTTTGCAAGACCCGCACCACCATTGCCAGCAACTGAACCAACCGCATTAGCACCTACCGCACTAGCGCCACCACCACCGCCACCATAATTACTTGCTCCATTCCCACCAGCAAAACCTTGCCCAGCAGTTCCTGCTCCTCCAATATCGCCAGTATAACTACCCCCACCACCTGAACCTCCAGCGGTTCCATCGCCACCTTCAAACCCACCCCTACCACCGCCAGTTGAAGTAATAGAAGAAAAAACAGAATCAGAGCCACTAGTGCCGCTCCCTGCTGCTCCAGCCCCACCAGCGCCTACCGTAACCGTATAAGAAGTTCCGGGTGTTACTGAGAGACCTGTAGCAGTCCTAAATCCACCCGCACCGCCTCCACCACCGGGATATGCTGTACCAGAAGTAGTACCTCCGCCGCTACCTGCACCCGCAACAACAAGATAGTTCACGCTCGTCACGCCAGCAGGAGCAGTCCAGATACCCGAGGAGTTGAATATCGCCATCTTACTGGGCGCGATGTAGGAGATGATTACGATACCTGAACCGCCAGTTCCGCCGTTGTTTGTTGAGCCAGAGCCACCGCCACCGCCAGCACCGCCGCCAGTGTTTGCTGTTGCATTAGCCGCTGTTCCTGTGGCGTTGTCACTTGCACCATTCGATGCGCCGCCCTTTTGCGCCGTGGTTGCAGTACCACCTCCAAGACCCGCAACACCAGCACCTGCCGCATAGCCAACACCGCCGCCACCGCCGCCAGCATAGTAAGTGGATGTTCCGCTAATTGAACTAGCAGTTGCTGTACCACCGTTACCTGCATTATTCCCCGCCGCGTTTGCGCCAACACCGCTATTGCCGCCACCGCCGCCACCGCCGTAAGGAGAGCCACCTCGACCGTTTCCGCCAGCAGAACCTTGACCTGATGTACCTGTTCCGCCAGTACCGCCTGTGGTATCTGAACCAGCGCCACCGCCGCCAGAACCTCCATTACCCCCGGGGGGGCTAGTGGGGGACGTATACCCGCCACCGTAGCCGCCGCCTGTGGAAGTAATTGACGAGAATACTGAATTGTTGCCCTGACCTCCGTTTGTGCCGGGGTTTCCACCAACGCCATTAGCGCCACCAGCGCCGACAGTTACGGTGTATGAGGTTCCCGGAGTAACCGCCAGCCCCGTTGCCGTCCTATATCCACCAGCGCCACCGCCTCCAGCTAAAGTACCGCCTCCACCACCGCCCCCCGCTACGACAAGATATTCAACCTGCGTAACTCCCGTAGGGGCTGTCCACGATCCTGATGCGGTGAATTGCTGGATGATGCGAAAGCCCGGAACAGGCCAAAGACTTGCCGCTTGGTACGCAGCCTGTTGTTGTAGCGTCCAGATACCATTGGCTACGCCTAATACCCCGCCAGTTGGTGTGGTAGGGCTTTTGGTGATGATCTTGCCGATGTAATCCATTACGTCTCAGCCTTCAAAATGTAATGCTCCCAGTGCCAGTCCATGTGTAAGTCCTGTAGCCGCCAGATACAACGATGGATGGTGAGCCTGTTGTGGAGGTTGCTGCGGGGTAGGAATCGGCGTAACGGACTATCGCTATGCCTGAACCGCCTGAACCGCCTGTGGGGTTGCTGTATGAAACCGTGTTGCTACCACCGCCACCGCCACCCGTGTTAGCCGTTGCCGCGTTACCAGACCCACTAGCTACGCCGTTTGCACCGCCACCCGTACCGCCAGCACCTTGAGTGCCGCTACCCGCCCCAGCGCCGCCGCCGCCGCCGTAATAAGTACCAGCAAAGGAGCGACCTATGCCGCCATCACCCGCAACTGAAATATTACCCGCCATACCTACCGCCCCAGCGCCGCCGCCACCTCCGGGGTTATTTGTACCGCTAACCGCGTAGCTAGTCCCCCCGTTATAACCCTGTACTGGAGAAGTTGATGGCGTATTACCTGATCCGGGCAAACCACTGCTATGGCTAGAGATTCGTAACGGGTTATCTCCACCGCCAGACCCCCCGCTACCAGCAGGGCTTCCATCAGCTTGTTGGTAAGAAGCCCCACCCCCGCCGCCAGCGGATTCTATCTTTGCCCCGCCACCCGCAGCACTTGTGTTCCAGCTAGATACGCCGCCACTTACACCAACAGCGTAGGCATACCCACCAGCGCCACCGTTACCAACTGTGACTGTGTAGGCAGTGCCAAGGGTTATAGCGTAATCTGTTGCCGTTCTGTATCCACCCGCACCGCCGCCGCCACCGTAGAACTGCCCACCGCCGCCACCGCCACCGGCGACAACTAGGTACTCGATGGCAGTAAGAGGGGGAGAGGGCCAACTACTAGCCGCCTGATAGACAAGCTGGGAGATGAGTGTCCAGATTCCGGGTGCGCTAGACGTAGAGCCAAAAGGCAAAGGTGTAATGTATTTAATGATTACGATGCCTGAACCACCCGTACCTCCAACAGCAGAATTTCCACTTGCACCGCCACCGCCACCTGTGTTAGCCGTCCCCGCTGTTCCAGCTACGTTGTTGCCTCCATTACCAGCGCCACCTATTAAGCCACTCGCCGATGGGTATGTCCCGCCAGTACCCGGAGAACCACCGTTACCCGATCCAGCCCCACCACCACCAGAATACGATGTGCTAGACCCTGAGATGCTCGATAATGAACCGTTACCACCTTGCCCTGCAATACTTGTTGTTCCATCTTGACCGACTGATCCTGCGCCGCCCCCACCTCCCGGCCCATAAACACCGCCGCCGCCATAGCTTGACCCACCAGCATTACCTTGACCAGCAGGAGAAGCTGCTCCACCAGCAGATGTAGTATTTACGTTACCGCCACCACCGCCACCAGAACCTCCAGCTAAACCCGGATTTGATGGCGCACTTGGAGCAGTTTGCCCTGATCCACCACCACCGCCACCTGCTGAAGTAATAGAGGAGAATACGGAGTCATTGCCGTTTGTACCCCTAACAGAAGTACCTAAACCACCCACACCACCAGCACCTACGGTTACTGTATATGAAGTTCCTGCTGTGACAGATAAACCCGTAGCGGCTCTAAATCCACCCGCACCACCACCGCCGCCGCTAGAAGAGCCACCACCACCACCACCCGCTACAACAAGGTACTCCACCTGCGTAACGCCAAGAGGAGCCGTCCAAGTCGTTGACGAGGTGAATGAAGTAACCGTGTACTGCGCGGCTAGTTTAAAACCGGCAGGGAAGCCGTGGATTGCCATTTAGGTGATTACTTCAAAGGAGGCTACATAGGTCAAGGCACTAGCAGTTCCTGATATAACACCGACAGACTGGTTCTCCGTCACATAGAACGAAGTGGTCTTGTCCGTAACAATCAGTGAGGCATTAGCAGGGACACTGATCTGGTAGGCGATGTAGTAAGCCGTTCCACTTCCGTAGGTTGCGTTGTTTGATACGGCAACAGAACAACTAGCCGCCGAGCCTGTAGTGTTCGACACAACGATGCTGTCGATCTTGTTGACCGTTCCCGCTGCTGGAGTCAGACCAGTCAACGAGGTTGAGCCGTTGAAAGTCCAAGCCACGCTGACTGCGGTAGAGGCTGGCAGCACATACGCTGTGTTGCCGTTGATACTTGTTACGTTGACAATATTAGGGTTTGCCATGACTGCTCCTTAGAATCCGAAGATCATCGCCATAGCGATAGATTTGCCTGTTGAGATGCCCGTGTTTGCCACCCAAGTGGGGGCAGTCGATGCGCCGTTTGTCTGAAGAATATAACCAGACGTTGATGCCGCCAGCTTAGTAAATGCTGTCGAACTTGATGCGTAAATAATATCGCCCACGGTGTACGAGGCGTACCCAGTGCCACCGTTCGCAGCAATTAGCGTCCCGGCTACTGCCACCGCCCCGCTCGTTGCGGTGGATGGCGTCAAGCCTGTCGAGCCAAAGGTAATCGTGGTGACCGGGGTGGCTGCGGCGGCTGCGCTGGACGCAAGCAGCTTCACGGTTCCCGCAGCGTTCTTGAAGTAAAGTTTCTCGTCAGTAGTATTGAGCGCCAACTCACCCGCGACAAGGTTCCCCGAAGTGGGGACCGCCGCAGCGGTTGGGCTGTAGTACAGCGAGATAGGCGTGTAGTTTGTTTGTGCCATTTTAGAATGTACCTCCGAAAATACCAGTTGTAGCTGTCACAGTCGTAGCCGCCACAGTTGTGAAGGCTCCCGTTGTTGCCGTTGTTGCACCTACCGTACCGTTGATATTTATTGAAGCGGTTCCAGTCAGGTTAGTGACCGTACCACTTGATGGTGTACCCAAAGCCCCGCCGTTGACTACGAACGCCCCCGCGGAGCCTGTGTTGACGCCTAGAGCAGTTACAACACCTGTACCCGTAGTCGTAGTGCTAGGAGCTACGCCAGCACCCCCGCCGATCACAATTGAACTGGCAGCAAGTGCGGCAGAGGTTGCCCACGTCGATGCACCAGAGAAGTAAGGGACGCCGCCGGAGGTTCCCGCTACGGTCAGGGCGGGTGTCGTCGTGGCCGTGGCCACCGAGACAATGCCCCCGGTGAAACCGACGCTGGTGACGGAGCCACTTCCCTTGTTATTAAACGTGTTCCAGTTGGTCGAGGTCAGGTACCCGTTGGTGCTGGTCGTGGCGGCGGGCATGCTGATCGCGGGGGTGTTGCCCCCCGAGCTCACAACCGGCGCGGTGCCCGTCACGCTGGTGACCGTTCCTGACGTTGCCGGTGCCGCCCATGTTGGCGCACCGCTTGTCGTAGCCGTTAATACCTGACCCGTGGTTCCGGCCGCCGTAGCGACCGGGACAGCGCCCGCGCCACCGCCATACACAATACCGTACTGCGTAAGGAGCGCCGAGGACGTTATGGTTCCAGTTGCCGTGTAAGCGGGAATCCCACCGCTAGTCCCAGCCGTCAGCCCTGTGCCGCCGTTAGCTACAGCCAATGTCCCCGCGACAGTTACCGCGCCAGTCGTAGCGGTCGACGGGGTAAGCCCAGTCGTACCGAACGTGATCGAACTGACGCCAGACCCGGCGCCAGAGAACTGCGCCCACGTTATTGCCGTTGTCCCTAACGTCCCGCCAGCGTTTGAGGTACACACCCAGCCCGTGTCGGCCTGTGTAGTCCCCGTCTCGACAAATACATAGGCCCCGGGAACCTGAGCCCAAGTGTTCATGTCCGTCGAGCGAGTCCAAGCCCCCGCCGCTACGTCATAGATGCCGTTGTTTTGCGGCAGGGTTTGGTTCTTGACCAGACACCTGTCAGCCGCAATCAGCGCAATTCCATCTACCGTCTGCGTGCCAGATAACGTGATATTTACCGTAGTTGCGGCAACTACCGAGGCCTTGGTATCCAGTCCCTGCGCTATCGTATCGACATAGGACTTGTTCGCTATGTCGGTTGAGTTAGATGGGGTTGTTGAAATTGTCCCCGTTGTCAGCGTGACGGCGTTAATTGTCGTGTTAGTCGCGCTGGTGATCTGGCCCTGCGCATTAACCGCAATGACCGGCACAACTAATGACGACCCGTAAGTGGCCGCCGAAACGGCCGTGTTTGCAATGCTAATAGTGCCCGCGGAGGTTATCGGGCCCCCGGTCAGGCCGGTGCCGGTGTTTATCGTCGTCACGGTGCCTGAGCCGGCGGGTGCAGACCACGTGCCGTCACCGCGCCAGAAGGTTATAGCGCTCGCCCCCGTGCCGCTGTTGAGGTTGGTCACGGGGAGGCTCCCTATGACGCCGGTGTTGAGGGGGAGCCCCGTTAAGTAGGTCGCTATCCCGCCGCTGGGGGTCCCAAGGAATGGGGAGATAAGGGTGGGGGAGTTCGCGCGCACCACGTCCCCGGTGCCTGTCGTCCCGCTGGTTATCTGTGACCCCGCGATGGCGATGGGTGTCGTGGAGGCCGTGGAGACCCGCCCCTTGGCGTCGAGCGTGACCAGCGTGGCGGTCGAGGCCGTGCCGTAGGTGCCCGCCACGGCGCCGTTGAGCGCCAGTGAGGGGTTGGGGTAGGTGCCGCTAAGGTCGCCCCCGGCCGCCCCGTTCGGGGGTCCTGAGGGGAAGTCTGTGAGGAGTATCTGCTTTGTCGTGCCACCTTGGACGACAACCGTCACCTCCCCGCCTATCAGGGAGACTGCAACGGGTAGCTGGGTAATCGGACGGTCGGCCATGGACTCTCTCTATTATTGTTCTAAGTCGCCGGGCGCGCCGGGTTCGCCGTAGGGTGTGCCCTCGATGAACATCGCGTTGCCGTCCTCCGTCCAGAGCTGACTGTCTGGCAGCGCAACGGATACGTCGGGGCGCGGGAAGCGCAGTGCTATGTTCTCTGTCTGCCTAGCGGGCAGGCGCCACGGGTCGAACTTATCTAGATCGACCGAGCAGACGCGCATGCCCGGGAAGTTAGGGTCGGGCATGAGGTCTGTGTAGGCAAACTTCCTGCTGCACCGGTCGCAGATCGCAACCGAGAGCACGGAGTTGCCGCGGGTGTCTAGGTAGACGGACACCCGTCACCCGTAGAACACTGTGATAGCTGTCGAGGCGGGCAGGGTGACGTGAACGTCCGTGAAGAACCTGATGCCGTTCCCGGGTATCAGTGTGGAGATGATCGCCGTGTTGGCGGTCGTGTCCAACTCAAGCCGCACGGTGCCGCTGGCCCCGCCGTCACGGAAGACGATGGCCCCGGCGGCCCCGGGTGCCACTTGGTACCCCTTGACGCGCGTCTCGGCCGCGTAGGCGGTCCCCGTCGCGTTTAGGTGTGCCCCATATACATCTGTCGAAAATGTCATAACTAATTTCCTTTATATTAAACGAACCGCCCCCGAGGGGGCGGAAAGGCCGTTAATTATGAGTTCGTGAGGCCGGCACCGTAGGCGGTGATGGAGCCGTCGTAGTTGCGCGGGGTGTAGCTCACCTGAAAGGTTCCGCCCAGCGAGCCGCTGGTGAGGGTCGTGACCGTGGCCGCCGTGAAGGTCAGGGTGACGTCGGAGGTGCCCACGTTGTTGACCAGCGCCGCAACTGCGGCCGTGGCCGAAAACACACCAGCGATTACGCCGCCGGCCGCTGTCGGGGTGATCGTCCCGATGGTGGTCGTGACAGCCGCGCTGTCCACGAGGGCAACGGTGATGACGCCCCCAACAAGGCCGCCGGCCGCAACGGTCTGGAACAGTCGAAACGAATGGATGCTAGAGCCCGCCGGGATGACGTACGGGGTCACCGTCGTCGAGCCCACGTCGGCCGTGGTCAGGACGGTTGTCACCGCGGTCGTGGCCGCGATCGGGTTGGTGATGTAGCCTTCCTGCGTGGCGGTCAGGGCGCCCGTGTTATCCGGGGCAATCGTGCCGTCGTTGGTGGGGTTGTTGCGTTTGAATATGCGCAGGGGGGAGGTAAAGGTGCTGGACATGTCGGTTTCCTTACTTAGAGGTTGCCCCAAACAGTCACTAAGTCGTCGAGCCCGGAAGTATTGGCCGTCTGAGTGGGGTGAATCTTCCTATAACTACTTATACAAAAACTAGGCTAAATTCGCCCTAAAACCCACAAAAGAAAAGGGGCTCCGACAAATCGGAACCCCTTCTTCTAAAGCGCCGGCTGTGTGGCAACGGGTTTATCGTTCCCACCCACACTCCACTTGCTACCGGATTGCCAGTTCTTTAGAGAGGGGGCCCCGATAACTCAGTGCCCCCTCCTTATACCATCGGACTTTACAGGCCGGCGGTACCGAACAGGTTACGCGCGTCGTGCCAGCCGGTAGCGTAACGCTCCGTGGCCTTGTAGCGCATGCTGTCGGTCTCGAAGTCCCCCTCCATGGATTTCTCCATGGGGCGACGCATCACCAGCATGAGGCCGTTCTCGGCGTCGGTTTGGATAAACCATGCCTTCGAGGAGCTCATACGGGTAACTACGTGGGTGCCCTTCGGGAGCATGCCGGTCGACTTGATCGGGTTAAGATCGTTGTCGGCGGTGCCAGAACGAAGGACGGACTTGAGGATGACCTCGGCCTGAAACTCCAGAGCCGGGGGGACCACCAGTTGCTCACCCTTCAGGCGGATACGCTTACCGTTGTTGTCAACGGCGGAACGAATCTGGATGAGGAGTTGCTCGACCGAGGTCTGCGAAAGCGAGGCCGCGGTGGAGAGCGAGTTGCTGTAGGTCTGACCGCTGGAGATCGGGTGTGCCGTGTTAATCAACGTCACGCCGTCGCCGCCGTTGTAGCCGGCAGTGAACGCGAAGTTGAGGATGTTGGCGCACAGGGTCTCTTTGGTCTCAATCATCGACTGAGCGAGGTGCTTGGCGAAGGTGCTGCCGATACGGATATGATCCCCGTCCTCCATCAGAACCTTCGTCAACGCGTAAGCGAGGCCGTAGATTTTGTAGACGAAGCGGGTGATGTACAGCGTACCACCCTGATCGTAGCTTACCGGGGTGCCGTCGGGCATCTCGGGGGCCGCGTTCATACCGAACAGCATGACCTCTTCGTGGTAGTTGCGCGGAATGCCGGTGATTTGTTCTACAAATCCCTTCCACTCATCATCACGTTGGGCGTACACGCCATCAAAGACTTCGTTGATAATCGGCTCGACTACCGCACGAAAGTCTGTACTACGCATTGGAGTTGCCATTGCTTAATCCTTTCGTTAGTTAGGGAGCCGTTTTATTGGCGGTGAAGCTGTTGTTGGCGATCTGGACTTGGACGATCGTGTAGGCATCATTCCAAGCATTAACGGCAGAACCGGCCGGCACGGCAACATCGCGACCCAGACCATACACACGCAGCTGGCCTTGAGCACCGGCCGCAACAGCGGTTGGGTTCAGGGCAGTGGTGGAGAAGCCCGCGCCACCGACGCCAATGGCGGTGCCAGAGGTCGTGAGGTAGCCAGAGGTCGGAGAGAAGTTATACTGCAGGCCGATGCTGTTCGCGTCGATGGGGCCGGTCGCCTGAATCTCGTAGACCAGTGAGGGGTCTTGGAAAATCCAGAACGTGATTTCCGTCACAGCAGCGGCAGTCGCGGCGGTGATGTACTTGGCTACCGAACGCCGGCCATCGGTGTTGGTGTATTCCACACCGTCGAAGCTACCGAACACCTGCGACGCAGTGGCGCCACCAGTTCCAGCGGTTGCCGCAACAGTCAGAAGACCTGCAGTCCCAATACCCAACGGGGTGTACTGGTAAAATGCACCAGACGCCAACGTGTAGGTTTTCGTAGTACCATCAGCTTGCTGCCCGGCGAAAGGGATCGCACGGTCAAGGCCACTGGGGTGATACGCGGGCTTCAGGCCAAAGGGCTTGAGTACTGTACTCATTGTTAATTCCTTTGTCTAAATGGTTATTGAAAACGGATGTTTTTGTTTGCTCGATTGGCCTCTTTCTCCATCTCCAGAAGACCCCCCTCCAAGATTGACTTGCCGCCCTTACCCGGCTCGGCGGCGCCGCGCAACTGCGAGGTGACATTCCGCTGGTGTTCCAGCGGGTCCTCGAGGTGCAGCATGTGCATCACTTCTTGGTAGACATCTTCCGGCAACTTAAAAAGAACCATCTCGTTACAAGATACACAGCCTTCAAACTTGCCCGAACTCATCTTGCCCAGCATTTCAAAGCCTTTTCCCAACTCGGAGGCTTTCACCGGCTCATAGCCCAACGCGATACGTTTGTCGATACTGTCGTACTGGTTTGTGGTGCTCAACCAGCACAGGTGCATCCCGGGGATTGACTCCCTAGGAATTTCCGGCAGCGCACTGTTCTGCCATTTATCCCGGAACGCGTCGAGGCGTTCCCTGCGTGCATTTTCACTCGAGCCACCACTCTCAGCGGTACTCTTCATAACCTCTTGCGCCCGGTCGGCCATTCGCTCGTCTAGGTCGCGCTTAATTCTTGTATTTGCCATGGTATATTATCCTTAGGTACGGTTCTGACGGTCGTAGCTGGCGTAGGCCTTAATCATCTTGCTACGCTTGGTGGGGTCGTCCCACGAACCAGCGTCCTTGATGGCCTGAACCCGCTCACGGCTTAGAGTGATTGACGTTGCGGACTTGACTCCCGGGTTCGCCGACTTGTTAGACGACGTGGGGCCAGCTCTGCGCATTGTCCTACCCTCTCGTGAAACGTACCTATGTGGAAGTCTGTCCGACAGCCTGTTGTCCAATTCGTCCCAGTACTCTGAGTCGGATGGGTCCCAGCCGTCGGCCGTGAGCTCCTGATCTACTACCTTGGCAATCTTTGAGTCTGTATCCCTCGCCTGCGGATCGTACCACTTGTTGTTCTTCAGCCACCCCGTCGCGTTGCGCTGAACCTCTATCGAGATAGTGTTCGGGACATTCTGCGGGGGCCGCTTGACCTGCTCCAGCTGGTGCTTCTTGTAGGCCTGCGCCTGATTCAACCGGTTCTTGGAGTCCTGCAGCTGGTCGAGGTACTCGACCTGCTCCTCCGCGTTACCGGCCTGCGCGGCCTGCATCATCTTCATCTTGGCGTACTCGACGCGTGTCGCCTCGTCCTCTATCGCCTTGTCTATCTGCGCGAACTGGTAGGACGCCGCCGTGGACTCCACGGCCGCTAACCGCCGAGCCAGCTCCTCGTTACGCTTCTCGAGGCTGCTGATCTTGTTTTTCGACGAGGCCTCGCGCTGCTTGGAGAGCTCCTTCTTTAGTCGCCGCTCCTCACGCCGTGCCTCACGTATCGCCTCACGGTCCTCGTCGTTTTCGTCCGGGCTATCCCCAGACCCATCGTCGCTGTCTTCCGAGCCACGGTCAAGACTGACCTCGTTCTCGTCGTGCTCGGGCGACTTACCCTCCTGATCCTCCGGGAAGGCGTTCTCGTCAGGGCCCACCGAGGCGATGACGCTGCCGTCGGCCTGCTCCTTGATCTTTATATCTTTTTCTTTACTTTCTTCGGACATGATCTACTTTCTTCAAAGTATTAGTCTACAAAGGATTTCATCTTGCGCGCGTCCTCGAAGCTGCGAATCCTCGCGATCACTTCTCTGGCGCCTACAATGATGAAAACTACGGGGTCGTTGTCGTCGTCTAGGTCGACTGTCCACCTGTCGCCGCCCCACTTGATGGTGCGGACGAGGTCCCCAACGCTGCACCACGCGCCCTCGGGCCACGTTTCTAGCGTGTCTGGCGATTTGTACGCCAGCGGACCAATTGAAACTACCTTCGCAACGACCTCGTTGTATTTCACGGTGTCCTTGGTCTCTTGAACCAGAACGATGCCCCCGCGCGATTTGGACTTAGTCCTACGCAGTTGCACCAGAACCCGGTCACCTACAATGTCTACGCCGGGGTCAACCTGTGGAAATACCTCTGCCTCTGTCCTCAAATCGGGCTCGATTTTTTCTTTCATGTGTCCTTCTCGTCATCCTCCGTAAGGATGTCATTGATAATGTCGAGGGTCTCTGACAGGCCCTCCCTCTTACCCACGAGGCGCTGGTATGCCTCAAAGCTGTGGATGTTTGTGCCGGAGGCTACGGAACTCTCCAGCAAAATCTTTGCGGCGCCTACGCGCCTCAGTATCTCGCGAATTATGTCTTGCATATATTAACTTATGCAAAACAAATGCAACATCCGCCCTACTATTTTGTATATTCCACCAAATTCTTGGGGCCAATCTTACCGGCGAGGCGCAGCTTGGCCTGCGAGGCGCCAATTTTCCAGTTATTGTCGCGGTGCGAGCCGGACACGCCCTTCTCTATCTTGGCCGCCGGGCCGCCGCCGGAGCTGGCCTTGCCGGTCTCTTGGTACGTCTGCCGGAAGCCTTTAAGGTTCTCGTCGCTCATGGGTGTCTCCTAAGTGGGTGTCTGTGGTGGTTGTTGCGGTTGTGGCTGCGCGGCTTGTTGCTGCAGCGCCTGCCCGTGCTCCTGCTCGGACTGCATGGACTGGTTCTGCGCGTCCTGAGCGCCCTGCTGCAGCGCCTGCCCGTGCTCCTGACCTGACTGCAGCCGGTCTAGTTGCCCCTGCTGGCTCTTCTGCTCCATGCCCTGCTGGTGGTCCTGCGCGGCCTGTGCCTGCTTCGCCACCTGCTCCGCGGCGCTTTGGAACTGCTGCTGCTCCACGGCCAGACCGTGCTGCCTTATGTCCGTGCTGGCGGCGTGTATGGCCTCCATGGCGGAGAGCCCCTGCTCGTGCTCAAGCTGCGCCTGCTGCGTGTCTAACTGCACCCCGGCGTTTATCATCGCCACGCGCTCCTTGGCGGCGTTGTCGATGTTCGCGAGGGCGATGGTCGTGGCGTTCTTCTGGCTGTCGATCGCGGTCTGGGTCTGGTACTTGACCGTGAGCTCCTGAACCTTCTGGGAGAGCTCCGCAACCTTAAGCTGGTAGTCCTGCTGCGTCTTCTGCATGTCGCTCTGCATCTGGCTCTGGAACTCCTGCGCCTTGCGCTGGGTCTCCGCCATCTGGGTCTTCATCAGCACCTGAGCGGTTGGGTCCGCCAGCGCCGCGGACTCCTGCTGCGCCTGCTGGGCCTGCTGCACCTTCTGCGCCAGCTGCTGCACCTGAGGCTGTATCTGCGCGAAGGCCTGCTGGGAGTCCTGCATCACCATCTGGGAGGCCAAAGCCAGTGCCTTCTGGGAGTCCTTGTCGAGGGGGCGCTCCTCGTGGAGCTTCATCGTGTCCTCCCCGCCGGAGGCCTGCGCCACGTAGCCGCGCATGGACTGCAGGTAGTAGAGGGTCATGTGCTGCTTGATGTGGTCCAGCACGTGCGGGGCGAAGGCCGGCCCGATGACCGGGTTGCTGCCGTAGTTTGGGTCCACCGCGAACATCAGGTGCGTCTGGATGTGGCTGATGTGGTCTTGGTCTGGGTAGGCCGCGGCGGGTCGCCCCATAACCATCGCCACGTTCTCGAGTGCCGGGTTGGACTCCTTGATGCCGTCCGGGTCGGGCAGAATCTCGTTTATGGCGGGCACCTTCATCTGCTTGAGGATGCGGCGGTGCGCCGCCCTGAGGTCGTACAGCTGCGGCGCCTGTGTGGCCAGCTGCAGCACGGCCTGAGCCTGAGCCAGACGCTGGGTCTCGGAGAATATGTTTGGGTCCGATACCGGGCGGATGTCGTTGTTGTCCGCGAAGTCCCGCACCTCGATCTCGGTGCCGGACTGGTTGTCCATGTCCTCGAGGTACCAGTGGTTGATGCGGGAAAGAATCTTGAGGGTCTTCGCCTGCGAGCGGTGCATGCGGGCGTGGATGCTGGAGAATACCTTGGCTCCCTGCTCAATCAGCGCCTGCGTCGTGCCCACGGGCGTGTTGGCGTTGGCGTCCTTGATCTTCTCCTCGGCGGTCGTCACGACCCCCTTGGCGGCGTCGGTCAGCCACCCAAGCAGATTGAACAAGACGCTGGAGGGTGGGTTGAACGGCAGGGCCATCGCCAGCTTGCGGATGTCGTCCACCCCCGGGCTGCCCTCGATCTCCAGAACCTGCGTGGGCTCTATGCGGTCAGACTGTCCAGATATGCGTCCACCCTTGAGCTTAAGCATTGTCTGGCTGTTGTTGATGTGAGCAGCGTCAAGTAGAGCCCTAAGAGCCCCGGTAAGAGCAGCAGAAAGGCCACCGATAAGATGAGGAAGTCCAATGGCGTAGGCCCCTCGCCAAGGAATGAACTTGTACTCCACGATCCAGTCCAGTTTGGTTCGCTTCTCATCGTTGGCCTCCCAGTTGCGGTACAGCGAGAGCACCTTCTCAGAACTCTCGTCAATCGTCATGATGTACGGCGCGCGCTTGCCCTCGGACTCCTTGTCCTCCTCGAGGCGCAGGTAGCACGTTATCTCGTAGACGCGCCGGACGCCGTCAATGTTCTTCTCGGGGGCGCTCTTGCCCTCGATCTTGTCGTTGGCCTGCTGGGATCGTGTCTTCTTGTCCACCTCTATCTCGGAGGGGGTGCCGGCGTTCTCTAGGTCGCGGTAGATGCCCTGCTCGATGCGGCTGACGTACGTGTCCTCCGTGATGTCCTGCACCTCGGTGATCCTTGGTGAGGTGTAGAAGTTCGTGGAGGCGTAGGGCAGCAGGACGTTGTCGATTGGGACCCATTCGCAGTCCGGGCGCCGCTGCTCCTCGTCGAACCACCACTTCAGGTACTGCGAGCCACCCAGCGGGAGCTGGGTCAGGAGCTGCTCCATCTCGTCTATGTAGCCGGGGATTTGCTCCACCAGCTGCCAGTTCATGAAGGTCACCTTGCGCTCGGCGGTCTCCATGCGCTTCCTGTCCGCGTCGCCGCGGATTTCAGATTTGACTATGCCATCAGGTGGCAGGAGTTCCTTTGACGCGGAGGCGGCGAAGTCTACGCACGCCTCTGCCATGACGGGGTGTACAACCTTAGAGGCTCCGTCGAAGGTTGCGCCTCCGGGGGCGTCCTTACCGAGGCCGGTTCTACGCAGACCATCTTCGTATTGCTTATCACGTTCCTTACGCGACTCCCGGTCGACGTCAACGTAGTCCAAGTACTCATTGGAAAGCTGGTCAAGTACTGACTCATCGAATTTCTCCGCTAGGTTGGCGTAGAACTCGGGGTTCTCCCCGGGGCCCTCTTTGTCTCGGTAGTTAATCACCACCGACCCATCGTCAAGCTCTATGACCTCCTGCTCGGCCTGCTCGGGCTCAAGCCCCAGCGCCTCCTCGTAGTGCTCGATCTCTTCTTGCTGCTTGCGCGCCTCCTCGACGGTCCTGTCCGACTCTAGGTCTGGGAGGTTAGCGCCCTGCTGCATGGGGAGTGTGGGGAGAGCCATAGATTTCTACTGGTTCCTGAGTCGGTTGTACATCGCCTCGAGGGCGTTAGAGCCTTTATTTGCGGTGTATCGTGCCCCGCGTCCAGCGCCGCGCAAGGCGGCCAATATGCCGGCGCCAAGCGCCCCTGAAGTCGCTGCGTTCTCAAGTTTCCCTTGCGCGACACTAGAATTTTCTTGGGTTGTCACCGGCTGCATGGCACCCATTAACGCGCCCATCCCCGCGGCGCTTTTATAGGTGTTTGCCGCAAAGGGCACCGCGTTCAGGGGGTCCAGCACCGCGCTTCCAATCATCCCCGCTCCGGTTTCCATAAGGGGTCTGTCTCTTTCCGCCGCGGCGTCTATTTCTTTTCGATCGCCCATGCCGAAGGCCTGCGGCACGCCGCGCGCGTAGCCCATATAATTTTTTCCTGACGCGGCCAGTGCGTTTGACATAAACTCCGGCATGGTGTACCCGGTGTCTACCCCAAACGGCCTGAACGGCAGGCCGCCCTGCGTGATGCTATTTTTCATCCGGTTTTCTTCTAGCGCCTGAACTTCTTGATTGTACAGCGCCGTGACGTGCGCCCGCTGGGCGTCTATTTGTTGTTGTCTTTGTCTCTGCATCCGTTGCGCGTACTCTTTCTCTCTTTGATCTGTCGAGGATTGCAAGTTTTTCAGATACTCCGCTTGACGGACGTCTTGAGCCCCCATAAACTCTCTTGGGGAGACGGTGCGGCCCTCGGCGTAGCGGTTGTTGACCATCAGGTCGGCCTGCATATCTCGTGGTGAGATACTGCCTCCCCCGGCGTAGTGGTAGTGCGGGACGCCGTTCTCGTCGTAGGTTACTTCCTTTGGCTCGGGGGCCGGGCGGTTGCGGCGCTTCGCTATCTTGGCCGCCTCACGCTCAAACTCCGGCAGCGCGGAGGGGACCTGCCCGCTCGCGAGCGCCATCTCATCTTTGAGATTTTCGCGGTAGTTCCCGGGTCTGAGTTGTGTGTACGACTCCGGGATTCCTGTTGCCCGGGCGTTTTCGCGCCACTCGGGCATGCCCACACGGCTCTTGGGGCGCTGCAGCAACACGTCTCCAATCTCCTGCCCGGTGAAGTTGTGCCTCGCCGGGTTGAACGCGGCGATGAGGGCGTTCATCTCGTCCTCGTTGGGGTTCCTGCCCGTCTTCTCGAGGAAGGCCTGCTTCAGCTGCCCCCCGATGTCGCCCTTGCCTCCCAGCTGCCGGGCTATGACGTCTTCTGACTTTTCCACCATCCACTCGGCGCCGGGGGTCAGGCTCGTCTTGGGTGCGCCCGCGCTGCGGAAGCCGCCGACCTCCTCGCCGACCATTTGGGCCACTTTTGGGTCGTTTATGTCCATTGTATCGGGTGCGAAGTGGGTGCCCTTCACGCCGCGGCCGAAGGCCTGCTGCGTCAGGAACGGGTCCCGGGCGTAGATCGGCGCCATCTCGGTGTTTATATTTGGGTCGACCCTCAGGGCGTGCGCGGCGCGTGCCTGCGTCACGGGGTCCGTCTTGGGGGTGTACGGGGGCTTCGCGAACTGCTGGGCGTGCTGCTCGAGCTCCGCCATCTCCTGCGCGTGCGGGGCGCGGCCGGCGGACCGGGTGAAACGCTTGACGGCCTCGTCCATGAGCTGCTTGACGCCCGAGGATACATATTTACCAAACACCTCGCGGCCCCCAGCGTAGTGCGGGAGGCCGGCCATCTCCATCATCATCTGCTTCGGGGTCTTGAAAGGTGTCATGGCGCCGTCGTTGTGGTTGTTTGGGTACCTATAACCACTTATGCAAAAAATCGTAGGTTACCGCCCCAGATATTAGGCGTAAGCAGCCTTAGAGCCTAAATTACTGGGCGTACGGGTTCACGCGCTTCCTGCGGTCGTCCGCGTACTCAAAGTCCCTCGCCGGTAGCATGTCAAGCTGGAGCCACCCGGAGTCGCGCAGGATGCGCAGTGCCTGTGAGAGGCTGTCGACGTAGTCGTCGTGCCCCCCGGACTCGGGGAAGGAGCAGACTTGGCGCATGAACCGCTTTGACCAGTCCGCGAACTGCCCCGTGAGCTTGGCGTCCTCGGGTATGTAGATTTTCCCCTTCGCTATCAGTGGTGCCACGATGTTCATGCGCTGCACCTTGTCCGAACGGCCGGGGTTGTACGACCTCACCGCTATCCCGGAGCCTTGGAGCTCCTGTATCAGGGATATGCCGGCCGACTTGTCCTCGATCAGCGCCAAGTCCGACTTGCGCCCCTTACCGAACGTGTTGTCCGCCCCGTACACGACCTCCTTGTGGTCCGCGATGACGCGCTTCCTCAGCTCGGGGTAGGACATGTGGGCATCCCACGCGTCGAGCAGGATGGCGCACGTCCCGACGTCCTGATTCTCAAATATCCCCCACACCGTGCAGGCCGTGGGGTCGTTCTGGGTCTTCTCGGAGGTGGCGGGGTCGTAGCTTGCGATGACGTACTCCAGCTTTGGCGTCTCCCTCTTCGCTGGCCACATCTTGAACCACTTCCGCTTGACTATCCCCACGTCCTCGGGGTCGAGCACCTTCCCCTCGATCTCCTGCTTCCCTAAGTCGGTCCCCTCGTAGCTCTCGAGGGCGTTAAAGAAGCTCTTCGACAGGTTCGCGCGGTTGGCGTAGGAGGAGACGTTGACCATATACACATTACCCCCCACCTTACCCTCCACAAGGTCTACGATCAGCTCCTTGGGCTTGGGGGTGGTGGTGATGATCTGCTGCACACTCGCAAGGCGGGGGTCTTTCAGCCTCAGGGTGAACTGAATCTGGTCGTAGGAGTCGTCTAGGTACTCCCACGCCGCCAGCTCGTCAAGGTGCGCCCCGTGCCACTGGCTGCCGCGGTACCGCTCGGGCTCGGAGGCCGGTATGCCACGTATCAGGCTGCCGTTCTTCAGCTCTATCTCAAAAAGAGATTTATTGTAGCTCTTTATTAGGCTTGGGGGGATGATATTTAGCAGCCCCGAGTCCCCCTCGAAGTTAGTCGCCCGGATGTCCGAGCTTGTGGGGGCCGCCACAAGCCACCGGGTGTTGCCGAACATGGCCGCGCGCAGGCCGATCCAGTTGGAGGCTGTGTGGGTCTTCCCCGCCCCCCGGCCGGCGCACATAAAAAAGGTGTCGTACTCCTCCTCGGGCTCTTTTTGGTGCGGCATGGCGGTCAGCTCCCACCTGACGCGCCATAGTGCGAGGTCAAGCTGCTCCTTCGGCCAGTGTTTGTTGAGCTTTGCGAAGGTTGCTAAGGTTTTTTCCTGATTTTTGGTCAACATACGGCTATGAATCCCTCCCCTGCAAGAAACGTGCCACCCGCCTCGATGTGTATGCAGGGCTCTGGCTTGAATGGGTACACTTTTTTGATAAAACGGCGCATGTGGCGCGGCACTTGTTGCTTTTTTGTCCGTTCGACGACAAGTTCGATGTCCGTCCTGAAGGTCAGGCGCCACTGCCGGCGGTACTGCACCTCAAAGAGGCGGGTCTTTATGCCCAAGGACTCGCAGACACCCTGCACCCGAGTCAGGAAGCGCCAGTCGGGGTCACGGAACTGGTACTCGTCCTCCTCTTGGACGTAGATGTAGGGCTTGGCGCAGATTATGCCGCGCAACAGGTCGTGCCTCTGCTCCAGCGACCCGCGGAGGTACTCTTCAGGTATAACGGTGGGTATCCTCGCGTAGTTTGTCAGGAAGGCGTTGGGCACCTTGGGGGCGATCTCGTAGTAGGGCTTCTTTTTGCGGAGGGTCCTGTAGCCAAACCCACGCAGGCGCTCGGTGACGTACTCGAAGTTGCTCTCGTGCAGGGGCAGCTTGCGGCTTCGGCCGCGCCTCCCGAACCACAGACCCACAATAAACGGGGGGACGGGGAGGTCCCGGGTGGGGTACTGGAGCGGCTTGGCGTTGGGGATGGAGTACTGAGCCCGGCCGTCACGGTGCAGCAGCCCCTCCTCCATCAGCTCGGGGGCGGTGCGGCGCTTGAGTGCCCGCGTGAAGTGTGTCCGGTAGGCCCCGGGCTGCGCCCGGTAGGCTAGGTGCTCGCAGAGGTTGATGCGGTACTTCTTGTCCTCCAGATGCAGGGCCATGTTCTTGTCCCCCTGCACCCCCAACCCATCGTCAAGCTCCACCCAAAAAGTCTCAGCAGGGGTGTAGGCCTGCACCAAGGTGATTTGCTT